AACTTGTAGTCAAAAGAGCATATCCAAAAGAAGATGTTGACTTATGTAAATCTCTTAAACAAAAATATGGACAACCTCTTGATGTTGTAGCAAAAGATAAATGTTTTTATTTTTCTTATGCAAAAGATGAACTAGAAGATGATGAAGATGAGAGAGATAGAAATGTATCTGAACATTTTGATTTTGGTTTGTTTGGTAGTGTAGGTGGTAGTAGTTATAGTGATGATACAGGAAACCAATTTGCTTATGCTTATTGTCGTGATGATTTAAAAGCACAAGATTGTAATGCTGATATACTTGCACAACAAAATGGCAAAGATGATAACCCACACAAAACTAAACACATTGACGCAAACAACAAGGCACTTGGATATACAAGATATTCTAGTTATAATTCTAGTGATGATACTACTATTGGAATTGCAAAAGAGTTTGATAGTCAATATTATTTAGATATTATTGGAACATCACATTGTCGTTCAAGAACTATTGCTTGTACTAAAGACGAGTTTCAAGTTTTTAAAATGTTGAAACAAGCAAAAGCAAATGTAATTACTTGTCATCAAAAATGGATTGATAGTATTGAAAAACAAAAACAAGCTATGAAAACAGGATTGAAAGCATATAGATATTTAAGTGAGGGTGTAGAGTTAATGACTGAACTTGGAGTGTCTATTGATGAGGCAGAACTTGTAAGATGTAATTCAACAGGATTAACAATTTACAATCCTGTTAATTTAGCAAGTATGATTAAGGGCATGAAAAATACTACAATGACAAGAGAGCAAAAGATTGCGTTGCGTATGGAGTATGAAAAAAAAGAAAGTGTAAATTAACACTTGACAAATGTATGGGATTAGTATATAATCCCATACATAAAAAACAGAAAGGATAATATGATTTATTTATTAATAATAAAAAGTTTGTGTGGCTTTGCACTTATGATGTTAGGATTAATACTTGCAATTCATTCAACAGAATACACAACAGTAGGTTTATTAGTTTCGTTTGCAGGACTAATTGCATTTTGGACAAGCTTACCAAGTTGTGCAGAAAATAGAGCGAGGGACGAATGAAATTTTGCCAAGGACCGAGGTGCCATACTTACGACACACAGGACAGGAAACGAGGACCAAAAGGAAACAAAGTAAATCAAACTAGAAGAAGAAGTAGTTTTTATTATTTGCAAGGCAATGCATGTTCTTTACAATGTGCAACAGATTGGTTTGATACATATGGCGAAAGGGCAGTAGATTATTTTGGTAGAGTAACGCAGCCTATACAATTAACAGAAGATAATGCGTGGCGACAAGTTTGGAATCGTAATTATTATGATGATAATTATAAACCAATACCAAACGCACCAAGATATGTTGAACGCAACATGATAACAGGCGAAGAAAGGAATATTGTGGATAACTAAAAATAACTATTGACATTCAAGGGACATTATGTTATAATGTCCCATAATTAACAGAAAGGATAATATGCCAAAAGTTCCTGAAGTAGAGGGTGATTTAAAAGTACCAGAACATTTAGATTTAGATATTATAAAAGGTGCTTTGTATGTTCACAATGCAGACGACAAACAACAAGCCGATGATAGAATACATTTTTTAGCTAAAAGATTAGGCGACCATAAAATGAGTTATGTCATGGCTTTGTTAGTGTTGCCTTATTTAATGGAAGTAGTTGAGAAATCTGAAGAATACCAAAAGTATTTTGAGGAACGTAAAAAAAGATTAAATTAACTATTGACATTCGTGGGATTATAGTATATAATCCCACACATAACAGAAAGGATAATATGCAAATACAATACAAAGGCAAATCATACGACATACCAAAACCATTCGACCAATGTTATTTTGGTGCAGAGCCTACAAAAGAAATGACAATCTTTAATAGATTCAGTGATGAATCTTTTCAAGCATCGGCAAAGCTACCAGCATTTGCTGTTGCAATCTATGACACAATCATAGGTTGTGAGAGAACCGAGGACTATAAGACAATGCAAAAAGGTTTGGACTGGTTCTCTAGAAATTTCGCTAAAGAATATATGGTCTTACTAGATTAATCTTTCTGTGATTAATTGTTCTGGTACCAATAGAGGTACCAGAACACTATACAATCTGCAGTTGTGCGCGACCCCCCACCACCCTTTTTTTTAAAAGGGGTCCCAATAGATTTACCTTTATGCCTTGATTTAGAGATATACAGGCTGTAAAACCATTATGAAGAGGAAAACAGAGTTAAAAAAATTCTGCAAAAATTTTTATGAATCAAGATTATATTGATAAGTTGCCGCCTGACGCGCAAAAAGAATTCTTAAAACTAGCGATGAAGTTAAGTGAAAAGACCAAACAATCCAAGGTCCACGATTCATTTTTAGATTTTGTTAAACACGTATGGCCTGAGTTTATCGAGGGCAAACATCACAAAAAAATTGCTGACAAATTTAATCAGATTGCCTCTGGTAAAATTAAAAGGTTAATTATTAATATGCCACCTAGGCATACTAAGTCAGAGTTCGCGTCTTATCTTCTTCCCTCTTGGATGGTAGGACGTAGACCTGATCTTAAAATTATACAAACAACCCACACCACGGAATTAGCTATTCGTTTTGGTCGTAAGGCAAAGACGCTTATGGATTCTCCTGAGTACAAAGAAGTTTTTAAAACAAGACTACGAGAAGATAGTCAGGCAGCTGGTAAATGGGAAACCGAGCAAGGTGGTGAATACTATGCAGCCGGTGTTGGATCAGCGATCACGGGCCGTGGAGCGGACTTACTTATTATCGATGACCCACATTCGGAGCAAGACGCATTAAACGTGACAGCACTAGAGCGAGCTTACGAATGGTATACATCAGGACCACGTCAAAGGCTTCAACCAGGTGGAGCAATCGTAGTTGTCATGACTAGATGGAACATGAAAGATCTAACTGGTATGTTACTTAAATCACAAAAAGAATTAAAATCTGACAAGTGGGAGGTTATAGAGTTTCCTGCAATTATGCCAAGCAACAAACCTGTTTGGCCTGAGTATTGGAAGAAGGAAGAACTAGAAGGAGTCAAAGCTTCTATCTCTATTGGTAAATGGAACGCGCAGTGGATGCAAAATCCAACAGCGGAAGAAGGATCGTTGATCAAAAGAGAATGGTGGCAAACATGGGAGAAGGATGCAATACCACCTTTGCAACATATAATACAATCTTACGATACAGCTTTTTTAAAAAAAGAAACAGCCGACTACAGTGCGATAACGACATGGGGAGTATTCCAACCTAACGACGATAGCCCTCCTAATTTGATATTACTAGATGCATTAAAGGAACGGCTAGAGTTTCCAGAGTTACGTAAAACAGCGTTAGAACAATATAGATATTGGAACCCTGAAACGGTTATTATAGAATCTAAAGCATCTGGACTACCATTAACTTATGAGTTGAGAAAAATGGGTATTCCTGTTATAAATTACACACCTAGTAAAGGAAACGACAAACACGCTAGGGTTAATGCTGTAGCCCCGCTATTTGAGTCAGGCGTAATTTGGGCTCCAGACCATAAGTTTGCTGAAGAGGTTATTGAAGAGTGTGCATCATTTCCTTATGGAGATCATGATGATTTGGTGGATAGTATGACACAAGCGGTAATGAGATTCCGTCAAGGTGGATTTGTATCCCACCCGGATGATGAAAAGGATAATGCATTACCTAGAACAGAGAGAACTTATTACTAATGGCAACACAACAAAATTTAATAGACACATATAACTCTAATCCAACGTTACAAAGTAGATATACTCAACAACAGTATTTAGATTTGTTTGGGTTTGGTCAATCAACAACACCACCACCTACAACACCAACTCCTCCTACAACACCTCCTAGTGGGCCTGTTAACATAATAGGACAAAATTTAAATCAAGATAGAGGTGGAGGCATACAAGAATTACAACAAACTTATACAAGAACACAACCTAGAAGTCCTAAGTTTGATCCCAATATAAATCCTGAAGCTCAATTGACAGGTAAAGGTAGAATTATGCAAGGATCAGAGATGGAAAAACTTTATAACGAATATAATACGGCCATGCAATACGAACCAGGTGCAGCAGGTACAAGAGAAGTTCCCGATAATTTTGCACTTGCCAATAGAGCTGGTGATTTTAGTGAGTATTTAGATTTAGTAGGATACCAAGCACCAAATCAATATTTTACAGAACCATCCATGATGCAAAAAGGTATTACAGGTATAAAAGATTTTTTTACAGACAGTAAATTTTTTCAACCAAAAGTGGCAGGAACACTTGGAACGAGATTAGCTAATCAACCACAAATACCAGGTATTCTCACTGGAATTTTTGGTTCCAGAAGTCCATTTAACAAAGCTTCTCCAACTTATAATCCAAACTTAGTTGGTGAATTAAATTTTTTAGAAGGATTAGCTGTAGAAGGTCAAAATATGATTGGCCGAGATCCAAATTCTGGTTTATTAAAATATGGACCTGACTCTGTGTTATCAGGTAAAAATGTAATATCAGGTTTTGGTTCTAATAGTTACGAAGTAGCATTAGATAAATATATTGATAAAATGATAAGCAGAGGAACTATTGATGGAGTTTATGATGACAAAAATCTTTCAGAATTTCAGTTAGCTAAATTAAAAAAAGCTAGAGAAGAAAAAAAAGTTAACACTGCAAACGCATTAAAAATAGCAGAAGAAAATATAAAAAAAGAAAAAGATTTTGTTACACAACAATTAGGTGTAACTGCAGATAATGTGGCTAGTACAACTAAACAAGGTGGTGGAGGAGGTATCGCTGATTCTGGTTATGGCCGAGGAGGCGGATTAGATGCATCTAAAATGGGTGGTGGTTCAAGACAAGCTAAATCAGGTGGTCAAAAAGCTGGCGGTACTGGCAGAACCGACGGCGGTTGGGGTTGGGCTGACGGTGGTAGAGTTTATCTTTACGACAGACAAGAAATGGAAAACGGTGGATCAACTAATGATTCTGAAGCTGCAGCTTTACGAAAAAAAGTAGAAGAGCTTATGGATGATGGCTACGACTTTGGTGAAGCGGTGCGTGAAGCAATGAGACAAGGATATGATAACGGTGGACCAATTAGTGAAAGTGATTTTCCTTTTTTAATTAATAGACCTGGTGAAAACATGGGACGTAAAAAACCTGGTTTAGATTATTACGATAAATATGAAGATAGCCCAGATGATGAATATCCTATTATAGAAATACCTATGGGTAAAATGATGAAGAAAAAAACTAAGAAGAAAAAGAAAAAGAAAGATAGAGAAGATTATTCAGACGGCGGAAGAGTATATTTATACGACAGGCAAGACTAATGGCCGGACTCTTCGAGAATATAGTAGACACCTTAAAAAAAGCAAAGAAAGAAGGTAAGCTTCAATACGGTCTTCGATACAATCCAGATCTAAAAGTTGGTGGTGGTTACTACGACGACAATAAAATGTTTGAAGTAGATGTAGATAGAGATGGTGTTAATTTAATGTTTAGAAAAAAATTTGATAATGGTGGCAAAGTTTATAAAACTAAACACGGAGTTACATTATCTACAGAAAAAAATGTAAAAGAAGGATTTGTCTATCCAACAAATACTAAAAAAGGTGAAATTAGGTGGAGAAAAGAAGCTACATCTCCAAATCGTAGATATGATTTTACTAAAAAAGCTCCTATTCCAGAAATGGATAATAATAGATTTAAATTTGATGTTGATTTAAATCAATGGATATATCAAAGTCGTGCTAAAGACATGCCACCTTTAGTTAAAAAAGATGACGAAACTTTTAAACAATTTGTAAAAAGAAAAGACCAAAGACGTCTTTCTATAATGGAAGAAGCTAGAAACAGAAGGGTAGACAGAGTTGTTGATGCAAAAAATAAAATAGATGACTGGACTACAAAATGGTTAGATGAAAATTTAAATAAATATGGAATAAAAGATGATAAAAAATTTTTAAACAATCTTAAAAAAGATTACAAAAAATTTGTAGATAAAACTTTTAAAACAAGAATAATAAGCGGAATTAATTTGTTCAGTAAAGATGATTTACCTAATGTTTCAAGATCTATTACTGAAAGATTAAAACCTTTTGAATATGAAGGTTTTAAAACTATAAATTTAGGTAAGTACGGAGGACCAGCAAAAATTAATTATAATCCTACAAAAAGAATAGACAACGCAGGATTTTTTAAAAAAGTTTTTTTTAAAAACAGAGTAGAAAATATTCCAGGCTTTAGAGATGATCTATTATCTTATTTTAATTACATCACAACTAACAAAGCTACTAGAGTAGGTAGAGAAGCTACAAAAAATTTTGTTCCTAATAAAGATGTTGTTTATTTTTTAGATACTAAACAATCAAAAATGAGTGATACTCTAAAAGGAGATTTAATGGTTGCTTTAGGAGATGAAGTAAAAACAGCTTATGATAAATATCAATATAGAGTAAGAGCAGGATTAAATTGGGTTAAGAATGCAGAAATAATAGAAAAAGCTTTAGGTCCTAAAGAAATGAAAAGGCTTACAGGTTATGAAAAAATTAAAACAGGGATGGATGCTGAGTCCAAAATATTAAAAAAAATATTTGATTATACAGATTTGCCTGACGACTTAAAATTAAGTTATGCTATTGATCACGGTCAAGGAATTTCTTTTGCAGCTAACTCTAAAAATAAAAATACAATGAGATTAGCAGTTACAGATTTAATTGGAACAACAAATCAAACTAATGAATATTTAGGAAGAGGAAAAACAGGAGAACCTGTATCGTTTGAAAGACAAAGAGGTATGTTAGCAAATAAAATTAGAAAAAAACAAGATGTTAAAACTAATTTAAAAAAATTAAATAATTTAGTAGAAAAAACTTATGGCACAAAAAATGTGTATAGTATAAAAAATGGTAATTTAATTTCTTCTAAAATATCTTCAACTTCAGACGCTGCTGGCAGATTTGTATCTTATTTTACAGAACTATATAAAACAAAAGAAGGTAAATCCGCTATTAAAAAACAATATGGTGATTTAGAAAGATTAAAAATGTTAGTGAGAGATAACGCTAAAAATTTAGAAACTGTAAAAAATTATGCTTTAAATAATAAAGGAGTAAGATTTAATAGTTTTGCAGGTTTTGTAGATTTTGCACAATCAGGTATAGAGTTACCACCTGCTATTAAAGAAGCTGCTAACAAAGTTTTAAATACAAGTGGAAAACTTTTAAGAGGAGCAGGTAAAGCTGCTGTTGTTTTAGATCCTATGTTTGCTGCTTATGATGAAAGCAGGGCTTCAAGAAGAGGTGCTGGTTTAAAAGATACTGCAGAATATGTAGCAGATAGTTTTGTTCAAGGAGTTTTGAATTTACCTGATCTAGTGGTTAGTGGAGGAGACTTTTTATCAAATAAAATTGCAGGAGAAGATGCAAAATTTGAAACAGGAAAATTATACGAGCCTCTTACTTTTGCTGAAGAAGAATTGGAAAAAAATTTACAAAAAACTTCTATAGATGAAAGAGTAAATAATGTGATGTTAGATATTGCAAGTGGTGGAGGTTACAGAAGTCCTAATTTAGCTGATCCTGAGTATTTAAAAATTTTTGAATCTTTATCAAAAGAAGATGTAAAAAATCAATTATTAAAAGAAGATGAAAAATATGGCATTGAAAGTATAGTAGAAGAAGAGCCAGAAGAAACACCATTGCAAAATGAGGGAATATTCAGTATACTTGCAAAACCAACTTATGAAGGTGTGTTATAACTAACAGGAAAGAGACATGGCAGAAATAGACGACGCATTACCGAATACTCCCGTATCTGACGAAGCTTTTGTAGAGCAAGAAGTTGCGATACCAGGACAAGATTTACCAAAAGATCCGCAAAAACCAGAAGTTACAATGGACGAAATGGGCGGTGCAGAAATATCTTTTGATCCTAGACCACAAAATTTAGAATCAGATACTCACTTTCAAAATTTAGCAGAAGTTATGGATGACCAAGACTTAGATGAACTTGGTTCAAATCTTTTTGACAAATATACAGAATACAAAGAATCTCGTGGAGATTGGGAACAATCTTACAGAGAGGGATTAGAACTATTAGGTTTTAAATACGAAAGAAGAACAGAACCGTTTAGAGGTGCATCAGGTGTTAACCACCCTGTTCTTGCAGAAGCCGTAACACAATTTCAAGCGCAAGCTTACAAAGAATTATTACCCGCAGATGGTCCTGTGCGTGCACAAATTTTAGGTGACATTACAAACGAGAAACAAGACCAAGCACACAGAGTAAAAGATTTTATGAATTATCAAATCATGGATCAAATGGAAGAGTATGAACCAGAGTTTGATCAAATGTTATTTTATTTACCTTTATCAGGTTCTACTTTTAAAAAAGTTTACTACGATGATATTTTAAAAAGAGCTGTTTCTAAATTTGTACCAGCTGATGATTTAATTGTACCATATTCTGCAAACTCATTAGAAGATGCAGAAGCAATTGTGCATGTAATTAAAATGTCAGAAAACGAATTAAGAAAACAACAAGTTTCAGGTTTTTATAGAGACATAGATTTAGGACAACCACCTATAACTGAAAATCAATTAGAAGCAAAAGAAAGAGAATTAGAAGGTGTCTCAAAAGACGGCCAAGAAGATCAATATACAATTTTAGAAATGCATGTAGATTTAGATTTACCTGGTTTTGAAGACAATGGTCCTGATGGAGAACCTACAGGAATTAAACTTCCATATATTGTTACTTTAGCAGAAGCTAATAATAAAATTTTATCTATTAGAAGAAATTATACCCCTGATGATAAAATGATGCAGAAAATAAAATATTTTGTACAGTTTAAATTTTTACCAGGAACAGGTTTTTATGGTTTTGGTTTAATACACATGATTGGTGGTTTAACTAGAACTGCAACTGCAGCTCTTAGACAATTATTAGATGCAGGAACTTTAGCAAACTTACCAGCTGGTTTTAAACAACGTGGTATTAGAATTAGAGATGATGCACAAC